GTATCAGATACTAAAAGTAAATCAGATATTATTTCTGAAAACATAGATCTTAAAATAAGATTATCTAGATATCAGGATGCTGAAGCTAAAGGTAATAAACTTAAGGTTACTCAAAACACAATAGACTCTAGGTTTGCAAAATTAATAGAGCAAACTCCTGAAGACAAAATAGATAACTTGTATGTTAGAATGGAGGCTATAGTTAAAATGTTAAATACTGAATGGAAAGATAAGATAACTGTATATTCAAGCTATGAAACAGTTAATGGTTATTAATGGCCAGGAAAAGAAAAATAAAGAAAAGAGTCGTCTATGATCCTAAAATAATAAGCTGGTGTATTAATAAAGGCTATAAACTCTATCCAGTTCCTGAAGGAAAAGAATATAGGATAGTTTTAGAATATAAAGGAATGAAAAAGAAATCAGATCTTTTATATAATAAAAAGAAATGGAGTGAAAGAATATGGGAAGTATATGGATTAATATACAATAAAGAATGCCAAGAAAAAAAGTAGAAAGAAAATATATGAAGAAGACCGATGGTCGAAAGAACAACGGTCAAAAGAAAGGAGATGCCGTTCTTAGAAGAACTATGGCTACTCCTGCTAATATAAACAAGGCAAAGAAGAATAGATCTAAAATGCTTGCTACTGGTGCTATTAAAGAGGTTTATGGATCTGAAGAAGCTTTCTGGGTTATGGTAGCAGAAAACGCTAAAGATTCTCAGTTTGATAGAAAAATGATATTAGAATATATTTATGGTAAAGCTAGAGATAATGTAGATGCTTCTTCTGCTAATGATAAGGTAGATATTTCTATTATGAATTTCTTTCAAGGCACTCCAAAGATAGAAGAGAACACAATTGATATAGAACCAGAAGATGAAGACACCGAAGCTTAATCACAAATACCAGGCCTTTGGAAATGATTCAAGATACTTTATTGTAACAGGAGGTAGAGGATCCGGTAAATCTTTTGCTGCTAACGTATTCTTATTATTGTTAACTTATGAAAGAGGACATAAGATTCTGTTTACTAGATATACAATGGTATCCGCAGCTTCATCTATTATTCCAGAATTTATAGAGAAGTTAGAAATTATGGGTGTGGTCGAAGACTTTAGAATAACTAAAGACGAGATCACAAACATTAAAACAGGATCTAGTATTTTATTTAAAGGTATTAGAACAGCATCAGGTAATCAAACAGCAGCTCTAAAATCATTAAACGCTATTACTACATTTGTTTTAGATGAAGCAGAAGAATTAACAAATGAAGATGACTTTGATAAAATTGATCAGTCTGTTAGGGTAAGGACTAAACAGAATAGATGTGTTCTTATATTAAATCCTACTACTAAAGAACATTGGATCTACAACAGATTCTATGAGAACAGAGATATACCAGACGGCTACAATGGAATGAAGAATAGTATTACTTATATACATACAACCTATAAAGATAATGTAGATAATCTATCTATATCATTCTTAAATCAAATACAAGACATAAGAAGAAGAAGACCGGAAAAATACACTCATCAGATCCTTGGAGGCTGGTTAGAAAAACAGGAAGGGGTTATCTTTAAAAATTGGAGAATAGGAGAGTTCAATGAGAACTATGATATATATTATGGGCAAGACTTTGGATTCTCAATAGATCCAACAGTCTTGACTAAATTAAGTATAGATACAAGAGGTAGAAGAATATATTGTAAAGTAATGTATTGTAAGCCTGGGCTTTCTACAACTCAGATAGCAGACTATAATATAAGATATGCAGGCCCACATTTAATTATTTGTGACTCAGCTGAACCTAGGCTTATAAATGAAGTTAAACTCAAAGGAGTTAACATCAGACCTACAATAAAAAGAAAAGGATCTATATTATCTGGTATTGCTCTTCTACAAGACTTTGATTTAATTGTTGATCCTGATTCAACAGAATTAGTTAAAGAATTAAATAATTATGTTTGGGCCACCAAAGGCCAAACAAAACCAGTTGATCGTTGGAATCATTGTCTTGACTCAATCCGCTATGCCGCTCAATACGCTTTAGAAGGATTTTCTAAGGGAAGTTACTCAATTCGTTAAACGCAGTAGGGTTAGACTCTTAAACGCAGTAGGGTTAAGATCTTAGTTAACTTGGTTACCTTTGGGATCAATAACCTTGTAGTTGTTATCTTTTAAAAGTTTTACTGCATCATCTATTGTCTTTTGAGTTTTTCTAAAGTGATCAAAGATTTGGTTTTCAAATGCATTATTTTTTATGTACATATCTATTAATTTTATTAAGTTTACTTCTTAAACATAGTAGGGTTTAGTTCTTAAACGCAGTAGGCTTTCCGCTGAACTCAGTAGGCTTCCAGATCCATCTCTGGAGCTTCCTCTGTTGACTCGAAGTAGATCTCTGTTCATACTTCAAAGTTAAGAAAATTTTAACATATTCTTAACATTAATTTAACATTAGACAAAAAAATAGTTTGTAGTATTGTATCAAACATTAAAAATAATTATATGGAAAAAGTTGAAAAGTTTATCGAAGAGACTTCTAACGGGAAGATCTTCAGCGCAACATTCGTAAAAAAGAATGGTAACATCAGGACTATTCATTGTCGCAGAGGCGTCAAGAAAGGTCTGACTGGTAAAGGTATGGCCTATGATCCTGGATCTAGAGGCTTACTAGTTGTCTATGATTTATCTAAAAAGAATTATCGTATGATAAACTTAGCTAAATTAATAGAAGCTAAAGTTAATGGTTTAATTTATAAATTTATTTAGTTATGGCAACAGATAATACAACAAGCGATAACATAGCAATTAGAATTAATGATAGGTTTTTTATTTCATTAGTTCAATTTGGATGGCATAGAGATCCAAAAGATGAATTATATAGCAATCATCAAGTAGAGATAGCTGTTCTGGATAAAAAGTATGGGAGACTCATAGAAGATAGGGACGGCTATATAGATATGAAATACATTGTTAATTCTAAAGAGTTAATTTCTGAAATACAAAAAATAACTTCAAAATACATTAATATATTATGAAAGAACCTTATAAAAAAGTGATAGAGTTCTACAAGAACTCATCACCTAAACAACATCAATACTTTTTAAATCTGATTAGTGATAAAATAACATTCTTTAATCAAGAGACTAAAGAACAATATGAATTAGATCAAGAATTCTTTATTGATTTTAATGGCATATTTCATCAATTAAATTTAAAGATGCTAGAAGGTTACGGAAATAAAAAAGAGTTAAGCCTGCTATCTCTAATCGATAAACAGAGGCAGTCTACTCCTACGCTTGAGCCACACGAATTACTGGCTTCTATTATCTCTAAGTATTGTAGATGGGATGGAGCTTTTATTTACAAGCTAGCAAGAGAATGTTTTACAGAATGTAATCATCATACTTTTAACAAAGCTTTTGATAAGCTTTGGGAAAAGGAAATACTAAGAACAGATCACATAAATAAAAAAGATAAAAATGAAAACGATAATAAATAAAATTAAACAATACAATCGCAAGTCAATGCGAAATGTTAAGAATACTAGAGAAGAGATTGACAATGACATCAAGATTGAAGTTGTTATGTCCTGGACAATTAAAGGCGACGAGAAAGAATATAAAGAAACGTTAGCGAGCTTAGAAATATATTCCTGGACAATCACTCAGCAAGAGTTAGAAGTCCTTGTAGAATCCCTTAAAATGGTTTATGCAAATCATCCGGATGGGCAGATTAAAATGTATGTTACACATAATCACGAATATTTAAATTCTTAATATGATAAAGTGTAATAAATGTTCATCAGAAATTGTAAAGAAAGGCGGAGCCTTTTTCTGTTACAATTGCAAGGGTTATAAAATGTCTTATGAGACATATAAGTTTAATTCATTAATAAATAGTTATGATAAATAATAAAATTAGAATAGTTAGACCAATGAGAGTTTGGTTCAGGAGCTTCTGGATCCTAATGAATGATATATTCAATCCAAAAGTATCAACACATAAATGGACTAGATATCCAATATATGCTAAAGATCAAAAAGAAAAAGATCTTATCATTGCAAGTAAAGTAGAAACGTTAAACCAGAATATTAAAATTAAGAATTATGACTTATAGTGAAGACATCCAGAGAATTGAATCTCAACACCTGAGATTAATTCTCAATAAGCAAGCAGATACAATAGACGAATTGAGAATAGAAGTTGTTACACTTCATTCAAGAATAGAAGTCTTGTTAGCAAAAATAGAAGTCCTGGAACAAAAAGTTGAAGAGGATATAATTAATAATAAATTAAATTAAATAAAGTTATGAGTAAAAATAATCACACTTACGTTCACAGTATTGATGGGATCCACGGATCTGACGGAGAGGTTTACGTTAGTTATGGGAAAGATAAAGAGTTAACAATAGAATCTGAAAGCCTTTGGTTTTTTCTTCCGGATTTAATTAAGGTAGCAATAGAACAAAAGAAAGTAAGTAATGAGATCCAGGACTTGCATATTCAATCAGCTGTAAAATTATTGAAGGATACACTTGGTAATTCTTAAACGCAATAGGGTTGCCAACTTCATTAAACGCAATGGGGTTGGCAATTTCTTAAACGCAGTAGGGTTTCTTTCTTAAACGCAGTGGGGTTAGCCCTCCAAAATCAAACGTTAAAATTCTGTTAAAATTTTGGTAGATTAAAATATTTTTTGTATTGATCATTTTTTGGGCCTGGTTCATTTGCGCAATTTAGAAACGTTTTAAATTATTTAGATAGCGTCAAATGTTAACAATTCGTTAACATTAGCAAACCAATTTTAATTTTATATTTGTCTTGTTATTGTGGTCGGCTTAGTGAGTAAAGGTCAAAACGGCGCCGGCAAAAATCAAAACAGCATCAATGCTATAAATTGTAAAGGGTGTAAAATGGTGACACCTACTCAAAGACAAATTAAAACACCTATAATTTAAATTTATTAAAATGTCAAATTTTCAAACTACATTAAAAAAAACTATTAATGAGATTAATGGGTTTCAGGTTCCAAAAAAATTATTAAGCCAGGGAATGACAAACGCCAAAACAAAAAAGAATAAACTAAAAACTTTTATTCTTTATTTGGCCCCTTATAATCAAAATAGTAAGGGTGTTAACATTTGCCCGCACGCCTCCAAAGGCTGCGCGGCCTCTTGTCTTTTTTCAGCTGGTCGGGGTAAATTCTCAAACGTTGTAAAGTCCAGGATCAACAAGACCGAATATTTTCTTAGGGACAAAAAAAATTTCCTTCACCAATTACATAAGGAAATAATTCAGGAATATTACAAAGCAAAAAAAGGAAATTATAAAATTGCGATCAGATTAAACGGGACTAGTGATTTAGATTTTTTACATTTATTGCGGGTTAACTTTGGCTTTTGTTCGGAAAGTTACGCCGATAATATGGTTTTTTATGATTATACAAAAGATATCAGAAGAGCAATAAAGTACAAAGATTTTACAGAGTATAATTATAAATTAACCTTTTCACATTCTGAGTCTAATTCTTTGAGCTGTGATATTGCAATTAAAAATAAAATTAACGTTGCAGTAGTTTTTGAACAGATGCCAATAAAATATTGCAACACCTGGGTAGTTGACGGGGACCAGTCAGACGATATAATGTTGGAACACTCCGGCGTTATTTTAGGCCTCAAAGCAAAAGGCGACGCCAGAACCGATCAAAGCGGTTTTGTAATTAAAAAAGATAATAAATATATTGATTATGATGTTTTACCCTTCTAAGTATTACGATCCACCTAGCCAGGATCCGCCGAACTTTTGCGCCTTCTGTGAAAAAGAAATACCAGAAAATAAAATTTATTGTTCCAGCTCTTGCCTGGTTAATGATTCAGAACTTTAAACGCAGTGGGGCCCATTAAACGCAGTGGGCCCGCCTGCTTTTTTTTCAGTTCCAGCGCTCCCAAAATTTTAACAAAACTTTAACATTTCTTTAACATTTATTTAATATATACCGCCTTATATTAGCAGTATTAAAATAATTAATCTAACAAACATTAAAATTATGACAGAAAAAAAATCTTTATTTCACATTTTGAAACCGGAAGCAAAAAGGAACTTATTTAAAAATTTAGTTTCTTATCCTTTAACGGTTCAACCCTTAATTGAAACATTAAAAAATACGTTTTATGTTTCAGACTTAACCGGATCTAATATTGTTAAAGTCCACAGATACACGGACACAAAAACAGTCGATCCAGTAACTTATCAAAACTTAACTTTTACTGATCACGTTTATTGTACTAAAATATTCAAACAAGATGAGGACAATGCGTGTTAAAAAAATAATAATCAAATTAATTGAAGCGGTATTTATAACCGCTTCAATTATTCAACTAATCTTAATTTTTTTACTAATTATAAAACTAATAATAAAATGAATAATATATTAACAGACAACAAAACACTAAAAGAATTTAGCAACGTGCAATTTATAAAACATATAATGCAAACAGGACACTTACACCAGGTTGCAACTATGAAAATATTCGAAGAGGGAATAAAAGTGATTTTACAAAGTAAACCGGAACTATTAAAAAGCTTTTACAAAAAAGAAGAAGAGTTAAAAAAACAAAATAAAATGTCAATAGCTTTTCACGTTCCGACAATGCTACAAATAATTGAAGAAATTGAAACATCGTTTAATCTAAAATATAATAGTAAATAGTTTGTTTTGTTTAGATCCTAGTAAATTTATAAGCCTCTAATTATCAAGGGGCTTATAATTTGCGGGAATTAACAAACTCTTTTATCAAATCAAATAATAAAATTATGCCAGAATATGTCTCAAATTGTTGCGGAGCTTCGCCATATTTAAACGAAATAATGTTTTTAAGATGTTCAGAATGTTTAGAAAATTGCAGTTTTGAAGAGCTGGATGAATAATTATTAAACTGGATATCCAGGCAGAGAAAAATTAACGTAAATCTAATATATCTATATATACTTTACTAAGTTTAACCAAATCAACCCAAAACAGGTTTAATAGTTTAGAAAAATAAAGTTGTTTACGGGTGTATCTGAGAAAAGAATATAGTTACCCCAAAACCTCTCTTTATGTATTAATATATTTGATATTGAAATTTAAATCTCGTTAGAGGAGCATATCCGAGTATCGTTATGGACGATCCTCGTCTATTGACATATAGACAATCATTTTTTTATCATTTTGTTTGCCTTTTTGTTTATTATTTTCAATAAAGTTATTAACAATAATCTATTGATACACTTTATGCTATTTAAGATTAACTATATATATGGAGAAAACATTTAAATTAAAAGTACCGGTTTCTTTAAACGATATTAGTTTAAAAGATTATCAGAAATATGTAAAAGTATCTGAAGAGACAAAGGACAATGAAGATCAGGACTTTCTTACATTAAAGATATTAAGCATATTTTGCGGAATAACTATGAAGGAGGCATATGAACTTCCTATAACAAAATTTGATTCCATCATAACACACTTGGCAGCATTGCTTTCCACAAAAAGCAAGCTGTCAACAAGATTTAGTATGACAGATCCAAAAGGAGATACTATTGAATTTGGATTTATGCCAAACTTAGATAAAATGACTTTAGGTGAATACATAGATGCAGAAAAGTATATGAGTAGTTGGGAAACTATGCATCAAGCTATGGCTGTATTTTACAGACCTATCATTTCAGGAAATAAAGACTTCTATAAAATAGAAAAATATGAAGGCAGTAGTAAGTACAGTTCTATAATGAAAGATGCTCCGGCTTCTGTTGCTATTGGTGCAATGCTTTTTTTTTTGAATTTAGGGATCGAGTTGTCGAAAACTACGATGGACTCTTTACGGCCACAAGCTCAGACATTGAACAAGGAACATACACCCAAGGATTTGGAAAAAAATGGGGATGGTATCAATCAATATATTCACTTGCAAAAGGAGATGTCAGAAAAATTGATGAAATTACAAGAATTAATATCCACAAAGCAATGATGTGGCTAGAATTTGAAAAAGAGAAAAACGAAATAGAATCCAGAATGATAAAACAAGCTTATAAAAGATGATAGCAGTATACGAAACATTAAACAAGATTAAAGATAATCTAAGATCTAATCCTAGCATCCAAACGGTCACTTTTGGTGACCTTATGGAGGTAGACTTAGCAAAGACAACTATATTCCCTTTAGCACACGTTCAAATAGGGGATGTATCATTTCAAGATCATATTATAGTTATGAATGTCTCAGTATTGTTTTTAGACATAATAGACGATAACAGAGAAGTAAATGATTCTGATCAATTTTATGGTAACAACAATTTAATAGACGTCCTAAACACTCAATTGGCGGCAGCCAATGTTTTACAGGGTGATATGAGACGTGGAGCATCATACAATGATTTGTTTCAGATTAGAGGAAATATCTCTGCTAAACCTTTCTTAGATAGATTTGAGAATCAATTAGCAGGATGGGGAGTAGATTTAGTAATAGAATTACCTAACAAAACAACAAGCGTTTGCTGATATGTCATTAGATATAGAACCAATATTAGAATCAATAGGAGAAGATATAATTGCAGAAATGCAATCTAACCTAGAAAAGAACAAGCCAGGAAAAAAATGGAATTCTATGGCCTCAGGGAATCTATACGGTAGTTTTGCTACAGAAATAAAGAACAATGTATTAGAAATAACAAGTTCTGCTGAATATTCTGGAGATGTTGATTTAGGTATGCCTCCTACAGAAGTTTCTTTGTCGGCTATATCACAATGGATATCTAATAAAGGATTTCAAGGAAGAGATAAATTTACCGGTAAGTTTATGTCAAGAAGAAGCTTAGCATTTGTAATATCTAGAAAGTTACAACAAAAAGGATATTCTGGAATAAATTATGTTTTAAAGACATTTGAAACATTAAAAGATCATATAGAAGAAAGTGTAACTAAAGGTTATGCTAAACAAATAGAAAAAACATTAGAACAAAACATATCAAAAAGAATGTAATATGGCAACACCACAATTATCAAGAAGTCCTATATTTTATAAGTCTGCTGCCGCTTTAGGAGAAAAATTTACTTATGAAATATTTATTTATACAGGACTTTATACAACTAACAAACCTGCTTCTGCAACTTATACTATTACAAAAGATAGAATACAAGATGTTGTTGAAGTTGGCACAACAACTTCTACAACTGCTAATAAATTAGTAGATGCAGTAAAACAATTCTCTTCAACAGTAGAGGTTGGTGATTTAGTTTACAATACAACAGACAATACAATTGCATTGGTTAGCGCCGTAGACAGCAACACAACTTTATCTTTAGATACAGATATAATTGTTTCTGGAGAAGGATATAAAATATTTAGTAAAACTTCTGCAAGCATAGAAATAGCGGAAATAATAAGAGATTACTTTAAAACTGAATATTATAATTTTGCAACAGATGCAGTTTGGGTAAATATAAGCACAAGTGTACAAGTAACGTCTGGAACAGTAACTACTGTTACAACAGATAAGTTAGTAGATAGTGCGCAACAATTTATAAGAAAATTA